TAACTTATAACGCTGGCCACATCGGTCACATTCTGCAATTGCAAACTTACCGGAAGCAAACTTATTTGGCATTAGAGCATCCTGCCCTTCGTTCTGCCTTTCGCCTCAATTCCGTGTCCACGAACCGAGCCACCTTTTTTAATGGCTTTAGGGTTATTTAACATTTTTAATTCTGCTGCTGCGCCACCTGTGCCGGTTCCGCCCCCAATAGGACGGTTTAACTGGGTTCCAACTCTTGGTCCAGTATCATAGTATGAGACACCGGTGTACTTTGGCTGGCTCCTTACTTCTCTTCCAATTTCGGCAATCTTATCCTTAGCTGCTTGAACTTCTTCTTTAGTAGCCATGATTACCTCGTGTAGAACATATTACGCGGTACAAACCGAATAGAAGCTTTTTCGCGGTCTTCTTGAGCCGCGTAGTTAAATACTTCTTCGTAATATTGCTTTAATGCCATCGCGCGCGTGGGATCCATATCTGGCAATTTCATAGATAAATGGGATGCCAATCCAGCAACCATACATGGAATCCAACGGAAAGGAATATCGCCTACGTTGATACCGCCACCAGCGTCTTGAATCCGGCGCATACGCCAGTAAACAAAGGTGTAGTTTCCACCGGAATTCGGTGTAGGCCAGACATTGATACAAGGCAGATTGGCAATGTATACGCCTGCGCCTGAAGCGTGAGAAGCTGCTGTTGTGTCATTTTGTCCGCGCCAGCAGTTTGTAATTACGTTTCCAACAATGTTGGTATAGGCAATAATCTCTGAATCAATTTGTACAAATCCAGTAGAACCNAATCCGGTAGCATCATTTACNGTCATTGTGGTGGCTGATGCNGTTACGGCCGCGGCCAAAGTTGCCGAAGGAATAGCATTAATTAAACCATTTTGGCGGTTAATCCAAACCTGAATAGGNCGGCCATTGGTTAGTTTATTAGGAATAGTAGCGTAAGTAGACTCAGATATACGGCTAATATTAATATCAGTTTGCGTGGTTGTATTTCCATTATTTTGACGAATAACCTGATCTAATAAATCAATTGTATCCAAAGGCAGCGGATAAATAGCTTGACCGGGCGTTAAGGCAATACTGCCCTCTTCAATTGTCCAAAGGTTAATTCCACGATTTGCCCACTCAATGGTTAGCAAATTAAGTGAACGGCGAGCTGTTCTAAGATCGTAGCCAGAACGTAGCTGAGAGCCACAACGCTCAAAGGCCTCTTCTACAATCTCAGTGAGGTCTAAACTAAACGAAGTTTGTCCTGACGGATTTGCCATTTATAACGCTGACGCAGCTTTTAAAGCGGCTATCTCAGCCCTTAATTTAATGATTTCTTTGTCGCGTTGTTCTAACTTTCTGAGCAAACTGTAGCTGGCTTCTGACCACATGGACATATCTTTAATGCGTTCATTATGGTCTCGCTCCATCATCTGGTAAAGACGATCAGCAGTTTTCATTTGGGCTTCAATAAAATTAATCATTTTTTCTTAGCTGTTTTAGCTGATTGAATAAATGCATTTTTAGTCGGAGCGCCTTTACTGCCTACTTTGCGCATATGTTCACCAGATCCAGCAGCTATACGTGCCTGCTTTTTATGGATATTGGCATAGAGTCCGGGCTTTCCGCCAGATGCCATGCCTTTAGGTTTTTTACCAGCTTCTTTCATAGCTATCGCCGTGGCTGCTTGTTGGGCAAGACCACCCTTTTTATATTCATCCACTGCATCTGGATTATCTTTTCTATGGATAACCTTTTTGCCCGGCATTTTGGAAGGAGCGATATCGCCCATTCCACGGGAGGCCATCATTACTTCTTGCCCTTAGCCATGCCGCCGCCGCACATAGCCATTACATGGTCGCGGTGACGTTTATGGTCACCAGCTGTATGCTTCATATAATGAGCGCTATGGTGCTTGTGATCGCCTTCTTCGTGCTGGCTGATGAAGTCGTCATGGTGAACCATATTTGGTCCTGATTCTGGCTCCATGGATTCTTTAGTTACTTTTGGATTCATTTACTTCTCCTTAACAATATTTACCGCGAGTTTTACCTTGCTGTGCAATACCATCCGCACGGCTAGATGCTGAACCACCTTGGGACATTTTTTTAGTTTGTCCGCCTTTTTTCATGTATCCCATTTTATTGCGAACAGGAGTTGGTAATTTTGACAATCCGGGATTTTTTTCTTTATCAACAGGCTTTAACATACCGCCCTCCTTTGCTAAAATTTTGCCACCCTTTTTCATGGCTGGCGCTGGCATAGTTGCGTCTCCCATGGGGTTAACGGTGGGAATATTCTGATCTGTAGTACCAAACATTTTATAATCGCGTTCAGCTTCCTGACGGATACCACGCTCGCGATTAGCCTTGTAATAGGCTTCCCGTTTGGACTTTTCTTTTCCGGTTTCTTGATATGGCATGATTAGCAATACTTTTTCTTAGCCATACCGCCTTTTTTCATGGCGTTTACTAATGGACCATTACCAACGGTGTTGCCAGACATCTTAGGCATATTTGCTCTTGTGAGGCCGCGCTCTGCAATGCCGTTACCGTGTGGCTTTTTACCGCCGGCAGTTTTAACTGCAGACATTGGTTCGCCATATACGGTGCCGCCTTTAGCATATTTCTTCATCATGCCGCCACGTTTAGCGCCTGACTCAATACCAATTTCTTTTCCGCTATCGCCAAGGTTTGTACCTTTGGTGTGGCCGCGTTTTTGAACAGCGCTTTCGCCAAATTTAGTTAGTTTGTTTGAACCTTTTTCTACGTCTTTAGACATAGTGCGTGGACCCATAGTCTCACCGCCTTTAGCCATTTTTTTCATTGCCATTTTCTTCATAGCCATGCCACCTTTTTTCATGCCCATAGAACCCATGTCCATTGCGCTTGGCATATCCATGGCTTTTTTAACGCCAACATTACGAGCAAGTGCTGGCATTCCTTTGGTTGTTACTTTCGTTTTCATATCTTTTTCCTTTTGGGTTAGACCACCAGAACTAAAACCGATGTATTTATTTAAACTTGCATTAGGTAATTGTAAATCACCATGGTGCGTTTTTTGTTTATTAATACCTTCAGCCGTAGGGTTGGCGGATCCACCCTTACGAAATTTCTTGCCTTTATCTGCTGCTGCAAAATCTTTGCCAACTTTTTGGGGTATACCAACTTTTTTAGCGAAAGCTGCATTGTGAGCTACAGCCTCCATTAAATTATGTTGGGCTTTGCTTTTGCTTGGCATTACTTGCCCCAAACACCATTAAACATATTTGCCAAAATAGCACCTATCAAAGCAAATGCGCCGCCGACCATCATCAATGTTTTCCAACCGCCATGTGCCTCAGACAATGTTTTTTGGATAGCTTGAATTGCTTCTTTAATTTCGGCCATCTCTTTAATCATTTTATCCATGTCGGCCTGTAAATGCTCAATGTCGTTTGCGTGGGTGGCCAATTCTCTGGCGGTTAGGATTGGATCAATGTCGCTCATTTTAGCATTTCCACTTCTTCAAGGACTTATTAATTCTGCTGTCCGGATCGCTCGCTGTTTTTGAGGAAGTCAATTTTTTTTTCATGCCTTCCATCCTTGCACAAAACGATTTCTTACGACTCCCGCCTTCCGGCTGAGGGGGTTTTAAATTCATTCCCTCTTTCTTGGCAGACGCTCGGCCCTTGGCGTTTAATCCACCAGTTGGGCTTTTTCCTTCTTTGCGTTGCCAAGCAGGAGTTTTTGCCATATTATGCCATTGCCTCTTGACAGACTACGTTTACTTGAACAGCCGTACTTTGGTTTGTAGTAATTGCCACAGTTAAAATATCGGCTACGTTACCCTTAATGTTGGTCAACACTGGGAAGAAGTTTGTCAAATCCAATTGTTGTAGTGCATTATTTGGAGTTGAGAAAGCATAAACCACTTCACCGCCAGATAAGTTAGCAGCAGATAAATCTACCTCAGCAAATGAGTTAAATGAACCCAATGTATTCATAGCTTTAAAGTTTACCTGACCTAATGAAAGCTGATTGGTTGGTGTACTTGCAACTAATTCAATCAATGCTGTAGCAGATGTATTAACCAACAGCGTTTGTGGCAATAGCTGGCCCCTATCAATTAATCCAATTTGATAAGTATTTCCTACTGATGGTCCGTTAGCTAATGGCAATCCGGTCACAATATCGGCAAAAGTAATGGTATTGGTTGTGTTGCTAGTAATACGACCAGTATATGGTGAAGTAATCACAGCACTATTGGTATAGCTACCGGGGCTGGTTGCTCCATAGTTAATGGTAATACCAGTTGAACTTGCTGAAAGCACGTTAAATTGACCATTGTATGTTGCTGGGTTTGAACTAGCAATGTTAATGATGTTACCCACAGATAAATTATGAACTGCTCCAAACACAATATTAACGGGGAATTGCGTTACGCCGCCAACCAAAGTACCGCCGCCAACAGTTACTGCACTTACTGATGGCAATGAAGCATTGTAGTAAACAAATTTACCTACAAACTGATTGGTACCCCAATAAGTAGCCGTTGGCAAAGTGCTATTAGCAGTTACACCATTTGGCAATGGAATATTTAACAACAGTTGTGTTGTATTTGGGATATTAGCAATTAAGTAGGTTCCTGCCGCAACTGTGTAAGTTGAAGAAATAGTTCCTGATATTGCAGAAGTTTGAAGAACACTTAATGCATAGGCACCATTAGCGCCCGGAGCTTGTGCCGAATACTGTCCGGCTGCTTGGGCGGTAAAAGATTGGTTTAAAGTTAACGTATTTCCACCAATTGCCTGAATAATTGCTCCGGGTGGAACGCCTGTTCCCATAAAAATTTGACCAACTACAAAACCGGTGCTGGCAGCTAAAGTAATGACGCTTCCTCCAACCGTTCCGCCACTTGAATATGCTTGAGAAGCGGTTGTGCTGTAGAAAGACAAAGCTGTATTTGCGGGGATAGCTGATGTTGTACCGCTACTAATGGTAATTAAACCGGCCGTGCCAACAGTTTGAACGACTGTTCCGTTAGCAATACCAGAACCAATGACAACTTGTCCTGCGGTAACGGTTGTGTTTGCACCTAGAGTAATTGAAGTTGATCCAATTGCAGTAGCTGTAGCTGTTTGAATAACAGATAAAGTACCAAAAGCTGACAGTTGTTTAGTAATGGTTGTTCCAGAAGCAATACCAGTACCACTCAATGATGCGCTTGGCAAGAATGTGCCAGTTGATGTAGTTACGGTTAATGTTGAACCATTACTTGCAGAAGAGAATTGGTAATTACCAGACGCTTGAGAAGTTAATGCTGTGTTTAAAGTAATGATAGCCGTTGTTGGATACTGAACATCAGGGCCTGTACCGTTTACTTGGCTAACTGTACCATAATAAGTTACCCCAGAAACGATTGCATTTGCAGCTGCTCCAACACCAGTTACTGCTTGACCAACGGCAATGCTATTTGGTAAACCAGTAGAGGAGTTAATTGCGTTTGCTACCAAGAAAGTAGTTTGGCCACTAGCGCCGGTTATATTGGTGTTGCTTACAAAAGCATTTGTAGACGTTACAGTTCCAGAGGAATAAGTATATCCAGTTGCTGAACCAAGCTGATTAAATGAACTTAATGTAATGTAGTTAGCTGGGTTATTTGCTTGAGCTGGATTGGTTAATGGATAACCATGGGCAGAAGCAAAAGTAAATGTTGCTTGGCTATTAATACC